CACACCTAGAATAGCACACCACGAATCTAAACAGTATACCTAAGAACAGTCTACAAGTTTGTGAACCCAACGGTTGTCTTTCTTCTTCCAGCCTACAACCCAGACCGTCCAATTAGCTTTGCGGACTGCACAGATAGTTTCACTTTCTGAAACCTTCCGCACACGGCTGGAGATGTTGTCCCAACTGGTACATTGCACCGCAACAGTCTCAGCGTCTTTTATCGCTACGATGTCGCACCAACCCCACAGGTCTTTGCGGATGTTTGCCCCAGGTATAAAACGCTCGACCACTTCAGCTAAGTAGCCTTCTTTTCTTAACCAGGCCAGAGATAACTGTGTAGGGGAGGCAGCCATATTTAGGCTTTACCTCGTACGTCCACTAAACCTCTGTCGAACAATTCAAACATTGTTTTGCGCCATGCCCGCAGCCAGAGTTCTTCCCTCTCCCACTTCTGCATATCCTTGCCTTGGTCTAAGGCGTAATGGCACTCTGGACATAGGGCCGCAACGTACATATCGTGGGCCTTTATCCCCATGCCCTTGCCCGACCAACTCCAGTTGGCGTGGGCCGCTTGTGTGCCTTCTTTTCCGCACTCCTGACAGGGAAGGGAAGCCACGGCTTTCAGGAGTTTAGGATTGCGGTACATTCTTCTCCTTTAGTTTGGTTTCTGTTAAAAGCACAAGATCAACATGATCCTCTTGATCGTATATAGCTTCTACTTCTTCATCCGTCAGCCCAACCCATTCCTTGTGCAAAACTCCGCTGTTTGTGCCGACTTCTGTACATGATCCGTCTTGCTTCTCTGCCTGCTCGATGGCTTGGCGTAGTGCGGTATGCGCTAAACAAATTTGGCATTGGCAATTTTCGGTAATTGGGGCTATCAGATCACCCGCAAACTCTAAAGCCTCCAATGCTTGCTTCATTGCGCTAATGCTCATTTCTTTCCTCCTCTACATAAACATCTTCTGCGGGCATCTCAACCGTCCACAATTTGAATCCGCACTTAGTACAAACCCTGCGCCGCTTCGTCCAGCGTGGGTTCTCTTTTATAGCCCTTGTCTCCGCAACCTCAGTTTTTTCTTCGCAGTTTAGGCACTTCATTTTTTACCCTCCTCATGCTCTATCAGCTTGTTAAGAAAGTGTCTGCATTTGTACAGATCTTCTAGGCCGTTCTTGTTCTTCCAGCGTGAGATGTACTTGATGACGGAGCCTTCCATGTAGCCAATGTCGTTAGCCAGAACATAGTCCCACGGCTGGATAACTAAACGCTTATAGTGTTGACCGCCTATTTGCCCTTCGTTCGCAGGTTCTTTCACATCCACAGTTGTTGGTTTTCCAATCTCCATCAAACCCACCGTACTTTTCTGCCATCTGCTGCCGTAAGACCTTGCATGGTTCCTGTAGCAAAATTCTTAGTCTGCATGGCCCGCAGTTTAGATTGAAGACCCCCATTGTTTTGCAGTCCTGACAATCCAAAAGGATCGGCACAGAAGAACTGGTCTCTTCCGTTGCAAATGAGTTTTTCAGAATACCCAGTTGGGGCGTATCTGAGGTTTTTCTTCGTGATTTTTTTTTCACGCATTAGCCTGTTAAGGATTGGAAACAGAGTCCACTTATTGTGGCCTGTTAGATCCATAATCTCAGCCGCAGACATAGACCGCGTAATTACTTGCTCTACTTCGTTCTCAGGTGTCATTTAATGCCTCCCATGCTCGTCTTGCCACTTCTGGAACTTGTCCGTTTCCAATGGCTTTAAGTCTGTCCACCCGACAGGCCACCCCATTAGCCACTCGACCCACATTGGGTTCAGCTTGCCACCATTGCCCGCACCCATCTGCCTTGCTTCTTCTATTGTCGTATTCTTTTTCAGCAACTCCCAACTGCCCGTTCCTCCGCACATCCCTGCGGTTCTCGGTGTGAGCCAATTCACTTGCGCTGTTAGCGTTGGGGTATGACGCTTGTGTTCGCTTGGTGCGTTTGTTTCTTTGCTCATATGCGCTGTCGGTGTTGGAAATTTTTGAACCCATACTGACAATTTCAGATGCAAATTGATTCCTAATTGTTTTTTCCGTTTGGCTCTTTTTTCCCAAATCTCCAGTTTTTCTCCTGGTTCGTTCGCATTGGGTGTCGGTATTTTTTCCGACAATCCAGATTCTGTCTCTCTGGTGTGGTGCGCCAACATCGGCAGCTCCCATAACAGTCCATCTCGTGTCATACCCGAGCGAGGTAAGGTCTCCAAGCACTCGTTCAAGTCCTCTAGTAACGAGCATTGGGCTGTTCTCCACAAAGACGAATTTGGGTCGTACTTCGCTAACCACCCGCGCCATTTCTCGCCACATTCCGCTTCGTTCTCCGTCGATCCCTGCGCCTTTTCCGGCTGCGGAAATATCTTGGCACGGAAAACCCCCAGATACGACGTCAACAATTCCTCGCCACGGTTTTCCGTCAAAGGTTTGTATGTCATCCCAAATCGGGAAACTCGGGAGAAAGCCTTCATTTTGTCTGGCGCACAGTACGCTTGCTGGATAGGGTTCCCACTCGACGGCACAGACGGTTCTCCATCCGAGGAGATGTCCCCCAAGTATTCCTCCACCAGCACCTGCGAAAAGAGCCAACTCATTCATGCAGCCCTCATCAGTTGCCGTAAGACCGCAGCCTTAAACTCAGGCCAAGACGCAAACTGCTCTGGGGTCATTCCTACTTCCCTGCCCCTCGTCTCTATCCCAGTCGCAGACTCCCACCAGTTAACCACCTTGCCGTTAACCTCTAGTGCGTCCTCTATGTCTAACTCGTACTCGTCTTCCCACCTCTCTGCCCGCAACCATGTTGCAGGGTAAGGTACAAACTTGCCAGCGTCCTTGCGCCACTCCTCTAACCTTTTTGCGGTCTTTACTGCTTTTAAGAGGGTCTCTAGGTCAGGTCGGATCTTCTCTGTCTGTATCCATGCCTTCCTTGCCTCACCCTTTGCTACCTTCTTGGGGTACTCCTTCCAGAACATCTCAAAGTCTTGCATTTCTCTCTCCTGTGTTAACAGTAGCAAAACAGTATCACTTTTTTTCTGGTTTTGTATTAGGGTTTTTACTAGTGTTGTATCTTTTAGACATAACTCCCCCAAGGGTGATAGCCCATGCTATCTTCCCATCCCACCTGCAACTAAGAATACAAGCTACAGACTAGATACCGCAGAACGCAGAGATTCATTCGTCTACAAGTTGGTCATAGTCACCCCTGTCTTGTAGACTACCTCAGTCCCTCTCTGACAGGCTGAGACCTAAACGCGGGTGTAATCGCTAGGTGTCTTTCCTTCCGCGCAACCGATTCAGGTTCTTACTATCGTGCGGAGTACGGCCTAGAAATAGAAAAACCCCTACGGCTGGGTTCCAGGTTGCGGTGGAAGAGGCTGAAATCACAAAAATCGCCTAAAAAACCGAAACCCATGCGTAGAGGTTCGTAAATGTGATTTGCAGTTTGCGCTTCCACACGCAGCCTAGTCTTTTTCCTAAGCCTCTATAGAATACCACAACTAGGCAATCTTGCAAGACCTAAAAAATGCCTCACCGTCTAAGACTTCCACAAGCTCTGGGGGCAAAAGTACCCCGTTCCTAAAGGTAAGCACCGCAAAGCCAGAGGCCCACGGCACAGGATTGTGTTCTAGGTACATAAACTGTTGTCCGTCTGGCTCCGCAAGCGTACCTGTATCTACACCGTATCTACGTCCCGTGTAGTCACCCCAAGCACTTACTTGCAGCCTATGCAAGTGACCAGTTACAACATTGACCCCGCCCTTTAGCGCATTGTTATAGGTTGCGTGGATTCCGTTATGCCAACGATGTTTTATAAGCGTGTTCCCGTTCACATCTATGGCGTAAGTTGGCTTCCAGCGTCCAAAGTATTCAAACAGGTCTGTGAAGGGCATACCAGATATCTCTGGGGCGTTTACGCGGATGTACCTCCACAGCCTTTGATCGTGGTTGCCTACCGTCCACAGAAAGGTGGAGTTCTTACTGGCGTCCTCTATTTCTGTCATACGTTCCACGCAAGCCTCTACTTCTTCCTTGGCTGAGGGCGTTTCGTGCTTGTAAATAGGATCGTGCCTTGAGACTCTGGCCCCGTCAAAAACGTCACCGTTTGCGATTACGATAGCTGGTTTTAGGTTACTTACGACCGCCAGCAAAGCCTGGTGAGCGACCGTAGGAGGCCCAGGCCAGTAGTGAGCATCCGAGAAGACCACGACAATGCCGTCCTTGATCTCGGTATAAATTTTCTGCTCATGCGTGACGTTTGTGATCCGCGTGTGTTCTGAGAACGAAAGAAGCTCGATCCCATGCTTCTGTGCCAGACGATTTCTTCTCGCAAAGACATTGCGGATAGAAACACCGAGTGCCTCTGAAACCGCTTGAGGTGAGCCGATCTCCCTAAATAGTTTTATAAATTCTTCATCACTACAAGCTGCTGATGCCATTACAACTCCTTCGGGTCGAAACCCAATGTGTGTGAGACTTTTGCCGCGCAATCCAAGAAGGTCTTGGTGTGCTTATCCCATTCGGGGTCTTTTCGGATGTAAAGGTGGAGGTGGATCATCTCGTGAGCCATTGTTCGTATTACAGTATCCAAATGGGCGTGTTTGGCTGAACTAATGGTTATCTTGTGCGGCTCTGGCTCGTACAGGCCATACACATCTGGGAGATGCCTGACAGAGAAGATCAGGTCTTGAGAGGGAGGAAGTTTCCACGCTTTTACAGGTGGCAACTGGATCAGCAGCTCGTAAACTGCGATGCAAGTAAATCTTGTCACCAGTTTCATGCCACGCACCTTATCATAAATTGTTTACAAAACAAAGACTTGAACAATAAAGTTAAACTGTTGTACTCAAACAACATTAGGGTTTGTCCCTATGCCATTTTGTTGCCAGCGGGCTGAAAATGGAGTTGTTGTTAAACACAAACGAGGAGAAATACAAATGAACACGCAAATCACTCTTACCGCAGATCAAGCACACGACCTAATCTCAACCCTCATGCGGGCCGCTGGTCGTCTTAGCGACATCCAAGAAATGAATGGCGAGGACATGGATAAGTTTTCTAACAATCTGCTAAACGCAGCCAAGTCAAACATCTTTGATGTTATTGGTCAGATTGATCCACGCAAATAACAAACGGGGCTTCGGCCCCAGGAGGATTTTTATGGAGGACTATGACGATGCCGCTGGGCAAGCTCACCAACAAGACTTACTTAGGCAGCAGGAGATTGAAGAGGCTCTTGGTCTTTTTTCGCCTGTATATGTTTTACCAAGCCAGCAACTTACCGTTGAAATACAGTATTTCAAAAGCATGGAGGCTTAGCAAATGGACTTGACTGTTCACTACGCGGAAGGGTTATCCCTAATTCGCCACAATCAAAAAGATGGGCAAACTATTCTTTCGACACTCATCATCAAGCACCGCGATGGCGAGTTTCGTATTGAAATGTTTAGCAAGGAACCAATGACTTTCACAATCGGAGAAGAGAATGACTAACGGCAAAGTAAACATTCACGGTAAAGAGTATTCGACTGTAGCCTATCGGATACACCAGTTTCGTGGTGAACACCCTGACTGGCAGATCCACACAGAGGTCATTAAGTTGGACGAAGACCATGTAGTTATGCGTTGTGACATCTGCGACTCTGCGGGTGTCCACCAGGCTACAGGCCACGCCTTTGAGACCCGCAACGCCTCTAAGATGCATCAGACCTCTTATGTCGAGATTGCTGAGACAAGTGCTGTAGGCAGGGCGTTAGGGTTTCTGGATTACGGTTCTCAGGAAATGCAGATTGCTTCTGCGGACGAAGTGATTGCAGCCATATCAAGTCAGTCTGACCCCCGTGTTGAGAAGATGACCAAGGCTGTAAATGCCTGTACGTCACTTGCTGATCTGAAGACAGTCTGGGGGGCCATGAGTGAAGCAGACAGGAAAGTAATGCAAACCATCTTTAGCAAACGAAAGGAAGAAGTATGTCAAACCACGGCGCAAACGTAGTCCGTATTACCGCCCTTTGTGCGGATCTCAGAGATTTAACCGCAGCATCCCTTTTAGAAACGAAAGAACTTGAGGAGGTAATTACAAGATGCATGGAAATTCAAAAAGAGGCGTTTCATCTGCAAGAGTGGGCGATGTCTGCTTTAGACATGGAGTATGTCAAGTGGGTCGAGTCAAAGAAGCACAAGCTCGCGCGCTTGATGGACTAGGCACAGTAGCTGTTCTGCTGCTCTTGTTTGTCGGGTTGATGTTTATATGAACTGGCTCTTGGGGTTCACTATGGGCCTTCTGTCCTGTCTTGTGTATCACAGGGTAGAAGAGCCTGTCCACCAGTCCGCAGAGGTCGCAGATGTCATCCAAGCCTACAAGCAGGGAAGTAAAGACCTGTTGCGACTGAATCCGATAGACGCAAGGCTAGAAAGTACCTGTATCCAAATCTGGGGGATGAAACAAAATGATTGAGATACTGTTAAAATGTGAGACAGCAGACGAGGCCCAGATGTACTTAGAAGCTCCAAAGGTACGAGGTGCTGCGGACGACTTTGCTTACTGGCTCCGCAATAAGATGAAACACGGAAGCCACACAGAAGAAGAACACGCCTTGTTAAAAGTGGTTAGCAAGGAATTCTATGACAAAGTAGGAGGAATGCTGTGAGAGAAGAAAACAAGCTGCAAGGCAATGGGGCATGGTTTAACGCCCGCACAGGCAAATTAACAGCCAGCCGCATGAAGAACGCTATGAAGTACCTGAAGGGTGGTGCGGACTCTGCGGATCGTAAGAATCTCAAAATAGAGATACTTTGCGAGAGACTTACTGGCGACATTGTGGACAAGTTCGTAAACCAGGCTATGCAATGGGGTGTTGAGAAGGAACCCGAGGCTAAAGAGGCTTACGAGCAGCGCACAGGCCGCTTGATAAAGGATGTGGGGTTTGTAGACCACCCCAAAATTGAGTTCTGCGGGGCTAGTCCTGACGGTCTGGTGGACGAAGGCTTAATAGAAATTAAGTGTCCGACTACCGCCACTTACCTAAGCTGGATTCTTGCGGGTGTCGTTCCTGACGATCACAAGCCACAGATGGCCCTACAAGCCGCGTGTACGGGTCGCCCTTGGGTTGACTTTGTAGCCTATGACCCAAGGATGCCAGAGCCTCAGAGGCTGTTTGTACGCAGGTATACGCCTACTGCGGAAGAGATTGCGGAAGTAGAAGCAGAGGCAGTTAAGTTTTTGCAGGAGGTAGAAGCAATGTTTGATGAACTTTCTAAAGTGGAGATGCTATGACTTACGACAACACTAATTCGGGGATGCTGGCCCGCAACGACAAAAAAGAGACAGAGAAACACCCTGATTTCAAGGGGAGCATAAATGTAGATGGGGTGGACTACTGGCTGAGTGCCTGGGTGAAGGAAGGCAAGCCTGGGGGGAAGATGGAGGGCAAGAAGTATTTCAGCTTGTCTGTGACACAGAAAGATGCGCCTATTAGTGCGCCAGTTCCACAGAAAGCTGCGTCTTTCGACCAGCTCGATGATGATATTCCAGCGTGGTAGTTGTATTTTTACAACAAATAGTTTAGACTGTAAGTACACCGCAGGTCACCGCAGCGCGGCACAGCAGCGAGCGAGCGACTGGCATCCAGGGAACTGGTGAACACTACCTGACGAGGTAGGACTACTGCGGGCTTCCTAATATGACCACACGGTAGGGCGCAAATCGCCTTCTAGCGTGTCTAGGTGCAGGAAACGACCTGCGCCCTTCTGCTGGACTCCTATCCCCGTAAAACCCGCTTCTAAGGCCATTCTGAGGAGCGTGTGTGCATCTGACCCCTGTACGCCTATGTCTACTGCCTGACCGCTTGCGTGTGCGCCAGGGCTGGCTTTCTTGGCCTCTATGGGGTGTTGGGGGCAACGGTAGCCAGAAGTGACCTTCATGGGAGAGCCATAGGTTTCCCGCAGCTTCTGTAGCTTCGCCATGAACTCAGGCTTCATCTCGTTCTGCCCGCAATGAAAACAGTTAAATTCTTGTGCGGAAAAGTTGGGATAGTCTGACCAGTTCATTTCTTTTCTTTCATGGCAAGGATCTTCTCAAGCGTTCGTCCACCAAAGTAAAAGCTCATAATAAGCATCCCCCATTGGCCTAGAAGCTCTACATAAGCCTGGTTCACCTCGACCTCCCACGCAGACATCAGGCCAAAGACTGTATAAGCCATCAGGATAAAGATGAGGGTCATAGGACGGATGTTCTTGCTTAGCCAGGAATCAGAGGCCATATCTGCCTCTGCTCGTTTAGTAAGGTTGTCTTGCTCGTTGCTGTCTGCTTGCAACTGGGCAAGCTCACCCCTTTGTTGCATCTCTAAAAGCTGAACCTGTGCGCGAGCCTTGGCCTCTGGGTCTGGGATTAGCTTGTCTATCAGCTTAGAGCCAACATCTAAAATAGCAGCAAGTGGGATCATCTGGTCTCCAAAAATAGATAAAGGGCAAGCCCCGCAATACCAAGAATCGTGACCACTAGGACGATCATCCACAGGGTCAGCATAATGTTTTCTAGGAGTTTCTTTCTGCTGGCCTTCTCTGCGAGTTGTTTCCGCAGCACCTCGCGTTCCTCTGCTTCTCTCTGCTGGCGGGCTTTTACCCTGAAGGCTTGGAAGTCATCCCACATACCAGGTCGTCCCTGGTAGATGAGAAGCTCTTTTAGTTCTTGTTCTTGTTTTCTAAGTTGCTCAAGGGCAAGAAATTCCTCCAGGTCGGAGCGTTTTCTCGCTGGCGTTTTTTTGACTTCTTCTTCGATTTTACTTGTCGCGGAGAAGTAGTCAATGACAGCCTTACCCGCAGAAGCAATCTCTCCTGAGTTCTTTATAGCAGACTTGATGACTTGGAAGGCCGCGTTTGCAGCGGCTATTTCCGCAATCATTTTCCACCTGTGACTAATCCCCAGATCGCGGCAACAATGGCCCAAACACAAGTGACACTAAGCGCAACGCCCGCAGCAATCCCCTTCCAACGGGTCAAAGCATTACGCACCTCGTGCATGTCATCTCGTAGACCCTTCATATCTTCACGGGTCTCTTGCAGAAGGCGCATAACCTCTTGATGCTGCGCTTCCAGTCTGGCTATACGCTCAACGTCTTCCATTAGACAGCCTCTATCCAGTTAACTGTATCTTCATCCCATGTATACCGCTTGGGTGGCTCTCCAGTACCAGCATCTTCAGGCATTGCTACTGGTGCTTCCCATTGTGCCAAATCGGTATTAAGAATCCAAGAGTTAAAAGGCTTAGGAGGCACAAAAGCATCTAGGTCTTCATTAAACGTATAACCCAGTCCCGCATAGTTCTTGCGGAATGTGCCGTTATAAGAAGTCTGCTTCCATGTACCACCAAGCAGTCTCTCGCAGAACGCTATGCCGATGCTTTCCTTCTCAACACCTGTAGCATCCGCACAGTCTTTGTTGTCCACCACAATCACTTGGGTTACAACACCGTCTTCAATCTTAGCGAAGTGCGCCATCTAACTCTCCAATCTGTAAGCCAGTTAAATTCATTTCATCCCCTACCAAACCTACGGGGAAAGTATTAAACGACAGACTGATTCTTGTCTGATCGCTTTGTACCGTCTCAACCATGTGGGTCAACGACGATGGAAAAAGAACCAAGTCCCCTGTTCCTACTTCAAACCACCACGACTCGGAGTTCCAGATATTCCAGTCTTCAGGTGGGAACTTGATCTGTTGGAACCCGTCACGGTAGAAGTAAATCTTGTCTGTCTCTCGATTAGCCTGTGGATAAAACACCCCAGAGACAAACGAGTTAGGATGTGCGTGTTTATGATGGAACTCACCCGGCTCTGTGTAGTTCGTCCACGACTGTGTAACTCTCAGGCTTACATTGTGCTTAGGGTTGTGGATGGTCTTAAAGTATTCCGCAACCTTGGTTTCCATGAAGTCCCGCAGCTTGGTCATCTCTTTACTGCGGAGAATCGTGTTGTTGGTAGAGGTGACATTGCCCATGTTAGGCCGTGTTTCTTGGCCCTTTATGAACGACAATTCCTTTGCGGTTAGATCACGCTCTAGCTTGTAGATCGCAACAGGTGTGGGAAATAGGTTGTGGATCATTTTCTTCCTGTGAGTTCTTCTATCTGCTCTGGTAGCCAGATCGTGTTTATGGAGTCCTCAAACGCTTGAATCTTATCCATGACTTCTTTTACCTCTTCCATGCTTGGTTGCGGCCTTGGGTCATCCCATTTGGTAATAACTGAGTTTGAGATTTCCCACTTAGCACCAGGGCGAAGTAGGTGCATGGCAGTATCAATTCCGTAAAGTCTGTAAATTTTTGCGTCCATAGTTAAGTCGTGTATTTGATAATTACGATGCCAGAGCCGCCTGCGCCGCCTGCAGCACGAGCGAGTGGAGACACAGTAAGTCCACCGCCACCACCACCACCACCAGTGTTTGTAGTTCCTGCAGTTCCAGCAACTGAGCTTGAACTAGAACCAGCACCGCCACCGCCGGTTCCACCTGCGCCCCCAGTTCCTCCGTTGTAAGTCCCACCGCCACCGCCACCAGCACGAGTTACAGATGTGCCAGAAATAGAGGATGCTGTTCCTGCTCCTCCTGCCCCACCAACGGTTCCTGAGCCTCCGCCTCCGGTTGCTGATGCCCCACCCCCAGCTCCACCACCATAATTAGGTGCAGATGAACTTCCCGGACCACCATTATTTCCTTGAGAGGGATTGGTAGAGGGAGTATTACCTGCTCCAACTGCTCCAGATGTAATTGCCCCGCCACCAGAACCGCCCGATCTACCTGCATAATTGACTGGACTTAATTCAGATCCTCCACCACCACCACCGGTTGAAGTAATAGTTGAAAATATAGAATCAACTCCGTCTGAGCCTTGATTAGCCGCAGCGGAGGACCCACCTGAACCACCGGCTCCTACTGTAATTGTGTAAGTAGTACCAGCGGTAACAGAAAGTCCTGTGCCAGCTCTATAGCCACCAGCCCCACCTCCACCTGCTCCAGTTGCTCCAGACCCACCCCCACCCCCACCAGCAACAACTAAATACTCCACCTCTGTAACACCAGTAGGGCATACCCACTCACCAGTAGCGGTAAAGGATTGGATGACGGTTACAAAACCACCTGATAGCGCAGTAAACCCATACGCTCTCGCACAGGCTACCGCTAGGGATGACAGAATAGGCATAGCGTTCTCTTAGGCGAATTGTGTTTGGGAACCCAACGCAGTAAATGTAGCGTCCGCAGTTTTGATAATTGTAAACACATAAGCATCTACGCCAGAAGCATTACCCTCCGTAGGCGCAGATCCACCTTGCCACTTAGGAGTGACAGACGATCCGTCTACTTGTAAGGCTGTCTGGTAATACGCAGTTCCACCTTGTGTAGCTAGGAACGCAACAGTCGCAGACTGTCCTGTGGACATAACAGAGTTCAGAGTCGTACTGGAATCTCCACGCACATTTAGCACCCAGTTACCTGTTGCGTCAGATGTGTAGTAGAGAACCGATTGCGTGATGAAGTCATAGCTGATCGTGTTCGCCGCAGCAGTCGCAGATACCGTAGTGGTTTCTTTTACCCGCTTTAGAAGAGACCCACCTGATAACGTAGACTCACCTGACATTACAACCGCAGAGTTAAACGTAGCCGTTCCCGTTACACTTTGACCAGAAAGTATGGTCGCTGTTGTAGCGACAATCTTTGCAGTCGTAATCGTGTCACCAGAAGACCCGTCTATGAAGTCTTTAAGTTGGGACATCTGTTCCCGCATAGCGTTATTTACGTCTGAGGGAGCCATTCCCTCCGCAATGTTAATCCCGCCTATGTCGGTGTTATCACCTGCGGTAGAGGAATACTCTGATAGTTTGTTCTTGGGCATTTGTTACTCCTACTGTGAGATTATGTCTAAAAGTCCTGGCATAGCTTGGGATACCGCAGGTGCTTGTCCACTAGCTATAGATGAGATTGCGTATGGGCCTATTGCCGCACGACCGATTGCAGGTAAGAACTCAGGTGCAAGCCGCCTAAATACATCTAGCGTATTCCCGCCCTGTAATTGTGAGGCAATTTGTTGCAGTTTCTTAGGGTCACGCTCTAACAGAACGCGAGCCACCTCGTTTGCCGTAGCTTCTAGCTGTTGTTGCTCTGCGCCCCGCAAATCTCTACGCAAGGCATTTGTGATAACCGCAGCTAAAGAAGCGTCCGCAGGAAGTTCTTTTACAGCCCTGTCCCGTAGCGCAGATACAGCTTCTGTCCTCTCAGCGGTCTGTGACCCACGCAAGACCTGAGCAGAGGTTAACCGCATCTCCGTCTCGTCTTCTAGCCGATTAATAAACCGATTAAACACGGTCTTGTCATCAAACGTCAGTCCGATTAAACGAACAGTCCTTGGATTCTTAATAAGGTCTCTAGCAGGGTTGCCCACCGCACCCGTAACCGTCTCGCCCATTTGTGCGCCACCCATGCGGTCTAAAACATTTTGCATAGCACCAAGACGGAAGGCTTCTTTCTCAGACTTAGACATCTTGCGAATGTCCGCAGCTAGCTCATCCTCATCCAACCGCAAGAAGTTACGCCCCATCTGCATGGCATCCATCGCAGAGGTTTCGCCAGCCCAGTAGTTTCTGGCCCGCTTATAAGCAGCGTTGTTCCTGTCTATAAAGTTCAAAAACTGTGCGCGAGTATCTTTTACCGAGTTGAGTGCCGTAGTACCTATTCCGCTTACTGGAGACTTGCCAGTAAAGACAACATCATCTAACCCCATCTTGAGGATGTGAAGAAACTCCGTGTCTATATCTGTTACCTCGCCCTGGTCGGTCATCAACTTCCCATTTTCAATGCGAGTCTTTGGGGTGGGCATACCGCGTTCGCGGGCAATAGTAATGCCTCGGTTGTAAGCATCTTGAAGGCTTGGCCTCTGAAGCAGCCCTGTAAGCTCTTTGTTTACAGGTATTTTCTTAGATAAAGCTCGCTCGTAAAGTCGCTTGCCAAGGTCTGATCGAGCCTCTTTTAGGGCATTAAACTCATCAAAAAACGATGCCCTGCTACCAAATGCGTCTTGTATGTCTGACGTAAGACGAGCCGCAATACCACGGTCGCGCTTATCTAAGAAATCTTTAGCGGCCTTTTTGCCTGGGCCAGGAAGCACATTTGCGGCATCCAAGTAAGCACGAGTATTCGGGCCAATATCTGCAAGTGAATATGGCTTGCCAGCTTTAGATAAGACAATGGCAATGGCCTGGTCTACAGTACCCGCATCTGCCTCTAAAGCAGATTTTATAGCGTCTCTAGCCGCATCCTTGCCCAACCTATCAGGAGAGGCAAACATCCCGTCTACAACGCTCCTGTAAGCCTTGCCTGTAACCCTACCAGTAAGCTGTAATGCAGGAGTAGCCACAAAACCCATAGCTGCGCCAAACAAGCCATCCTCTGCTCGTTCTCCTAACGTACCTTCTCCAGCTCCAGCCCCGCTTACAAATCCCAAGCCTGTGCCTTTTCCAGTTGACATAGCAAGCGACTCTGGCGCAGTTCTGCCGCGACTAACCAAAGCAGGGACAATGGCACCACCTATCTCAGATGCAAACGCACGACCAGGAAAGTCTTGTCTGTACTGCTCTAACCCTAAACGCTCTATAGCACCGCCCATTTCTTGTGGGCTTGCCTGAATACCAACCTGGCTAACCATCTGTGCTGTTTGCGCTGGAACGTCCGAGAGGAAAGACCGAACCCAACCTATCCCCTCATCTGAGAGATTAAGCGTTAAGCCCTGTAGCGCAGAGCCAATGCTTTGCGTAGCGACACCGCTTTCTAGGTTCCGCAGTAATACCTCGCCCTCATTAGTAAGCATCTTCTGATCACGGTCTGCTTGTAGCTCATCCCGCAACTGCATCAGCTTGTCGGTTAAATTAGCCATTCTTATTTCCTACTAAATGGTGAGCCAGCAGTTAAGGACGATGGTTGCCCACCAGTAATTTGTGAGTATTGGCTTCTAAGCTGGTCTACCGCAGTTGTGTACAGCGGATTTGTCCGCATAAAATCCATTGTAGCTTGGCTGAAATTTGCTTCAGCTATAACTGGGTTATCAGTAATAGATTTGGCGTTTTGAATTTGCCATTGCGTTGCAAACTGAGCCAATGCCTTATCGCGCTCAAATTTAAGTTTGAGAGCAGACAGCATTAGTTGGTTACCTGCAACGGATTTGCTAAGAGTTGGCGATCCATTAAGAATAAACTTAAGGTCTGCGTCAGTAGGGTTAACGCCAAGCTGTTTAACTTGCGGAAGAATAATTTGATTTGCAGCACCAACAAACGCTTCTTGACCAGAAATTTCTTTAACTTTGTAGTCTGGATTAAATGCTTGCCCTGCTCTTTGAAACTGAAGCATAAACTCTTGCCCAAAACCGGTTTTAACACCTTGGTCAAGAAGAGACTGCATATTTTCAATTGTCGCAAGCGTGTCGTAAGCTGGTTTAGAAAGTCCTTTAATTTCAGAAAGAGACTTTCCAAGAGTTTCGCCAAATGTTTTGCCTAGCGCGTTTTTAACAGTAAGGTTTGTTTGGGGTGCGCCAGCACGTTTTTGTGCTGCGGATGTTTCGGCTAAGGTTGGATCTGCTTGCAACGCCCTTAGTGTTCTTACTGCCTCTGTTTCTGGTGCTGGTGCTGTGGCCTCATATGCAATCTTTGCCCTCTCTAAAACATCTGGAGGCATATTAGGGTCTAGCATTGCGGATAACAATCGGTTCCTGTCTAAAGCAGGTGTCTGCCCTATCATTCCAGCCCTAGCAACAGTAGGCCCAACAGCACCAGGAGCCGCAAGCGCAGTCTGTGGGGTTGTAGGCGCAAACTGCTGTGCAAACTGTTGCCTAGCCGCTTCAGATCGAGTCTGTTGCTCCCGCTTCTTCTGCATATCCTGTATCTGCTGTTTGCGTAACAGGTCTTGCAAGAGGGTGTCCATAGTCTGACGAGGTGCTTGTGTGTACATCCCCGCAGCTTGGCCTAACCGCCCTAGCGTAGAAGTCCCTCTGGGAGCAGGTGCGCCAGCCGCAGACAAGGCTTGCCCTAATAGTCCTAACTCCTCAAACCCAGAACGCTGTCGAGCCTGTGCTATCTGCTCGGGTGTTGCTCCTAAGAGGCTTAATAGTTCTTCATTCATATCAACGATCTCCGATAACGCTCCGCAAGGGGGAGAAGTCCTACTACTGTTGGTTGTGGCGCAGGAAGTGAAAACTGTGACTGTGGCCTTCTCATAGGCTGCTGTTGCTGTCCTGGCTGTGGTGGTTTGAAGGTAAGGTTCCGCAAATTGTTAAGCCTGCGAGCCGCATCTAAAAGACTAAGCTCAGACCCACCGCCTAAAGGTATAGGTGCGCTAGCAGGGATAAGGCCCCCACCAGTTATGGTTCCACCAGCAACGGGTATGGTAAGCCCTTGCGCGCCACCCATAGTAGACAAACCTGGGATGGCACTTGCTTGGAATCCTGGGGTTGTTGCTGTTGCAAATGGGGCCGTAACACTAGGCGCGGTAGAGGCTACGCCCTGTAATCCCTCAACAGGAAACTGCGCCCCTTCTAAAAGGCTAAATCCTGTAGCACCAGCACCAGCACTTAAACCTGCTGTTCCAGCACCATAAGTCTCTGCGCCCTTAAGTAGAGCCATTTCCGCAGAAGTAAGGCCAGCACCAGATATACCTGCACCCGTTCCCGCAGCAGCACCCGTTCCCGCACCTGCACCCGTTCCCGCAGTTCCAGCAGTTGCGCCAGCCGCCGCCGCTTCACCACCCAGTAAGTACGAGCCACCGTAGTAAATGGCAGCAATGGCAATGGCAGTTTTTACTGCGTCTTCTAAGTTAACGCCAAATATTTTTGACGATGTATCTTTGTAGTAGGGTGTAAATACTGGAACACCGTCTACAAAGTTAATCCCGTAGTGAGCCATCCCCTCTACAGATGTGTCATAGCCCCACCTGTCAAAACCCTCTTCACGACTCTGTAACTCAATTGGCTGGTTTACAGTCTTGCCTTCTAGGTTCTTGGTCTTCTTAAACGTAACCGCAGTTGGGTCTTCTTCCCACCCCTCTTGTAGTCTTGCCTCGCGCAGAACATCTCCTGTACGCTTATTAAGAAGGTTTGTAACCGTACCCCTGTCGTCTCCCTGAAACTCATAAGGTGCGGGCGTAAGATCGTAAACGCTCTCTACACCTTGGGACGCAAGTTTAGCTGCCTGAGTACGAAAGATCGTATCTAGGTCTTGGGGCCGCTTGTACCTTACACCCTCGGTTTCTTGAATAGCGTATTGTTCGCGTAACTCGCGCTCTATGTTGCTTAGAGCGTCATAGTTGATGAACCCTCTATCGCGGAGGTCGTAGTCGGTCATTTAGGCCGCTAGTCCACGGAAGAAATCTAAGCCAGTTTGGACGCCCCTGACTGCGCCAGGAACCGCACTAGCCACATTAAATAGCCCACCAATATTCTGTAGAGTGCTACTGCCCTGCATCTGAGGGGCCGCACTAGCAGCACCTAGAGGAGAGCCGTAAATAGAGGCCATGTATTTAGCAAACTGATCTTGGGGAAGATTTTGCGTGTACTCAAACCTACGCATAGACTCCGCAAGAGGTTGACTAGAAATCGCCTCTCTCTGTGCGCCTACATTGGCAAGCGCAGTAGATGGCGCGAGGAACGAGGAGAACACATTGCCCAAGTTGCTAGCCCCAGATATAACGTCACGAGTAGCCGCCTCTTGGAAGGCTCGCTCACGAGCATAGTCCTCCGCAGCAATACGCGAGGTCACATCGCCTAAAGCTCTAGTGAATCCCTCTGTAGCCCTGCCTGTGACAGCACCCTGCGCTCCTGAGCCAAACCGACCAGCACGAGAGAAGGTGCTTTGTATTCCAGGCATAACCTCTTCTGTAAACTGTTGGGTAAGAGGACGGGTTGCCGCACTTATTAACGCATCACGGTAATTGACATCTTCACCCGCAGCGTTCTTAAATGTTGCCCCACCTAAGAAACTTCCAGCCGCAGTCTTACGCAACCCTTCTAATCCAGCCGTTACGCCCGCAGAAGCCTCTTTATAAAAAGGTGCTGCTGCCCCTGCTAACTGCTCCATTTGTGTAAGAGCTGTCTCTGTCTGTGCGGAAGGCCCGACAAACATCTGACCTGGGTATAACTCTGGCTGTGCGCCAGTTAGGAATAAAGACCTTGCGCGACCTAAAGCCTCGGATAAGTAGGGAGCAATCACAGGGTCTATCTGACTCTCACCAGCCGCAGGAGTAAGTGGGTTGACCATAGGCGCAGTAAACCCAGTCCCAGGCGCAGTTGCCATAGGGACGTTTACTGGCGTGGGGGTAATAGCAGGTGTTGGAGTGGGCGTAGGCGTATAAAGTGACTGCACCACATCTGCGCTGATGTTAGCGTCTGTCGGCAGGTTTAGGCCAGCAAGGTTCTGGTTGATGTAAGTCGCAACATCTCCTGCGCTATAACCAGCCTGTTGTGCGACTTGTGCCGCACCAGCGTAGTCACCCGTTGCCATAAGCTGGTTAAATAAATTGAGTTCTGCTGCTGTAGCCATAATTACCCCACTAAGATATAGGCATAGGTCTTGTCTGCTGTGTCATTGGCGTAGTGACTGATTGTCGCTTGGCCCGCAGATTGAGACGAAACAAAAATGTTGGAATATGCTAAAGGTGAAACGAGCTTCACCACAATACTTGCCGCAGGTATGACTGGTCTTGGAACCGTCCCATCTGCCGCAAAATGCTCTAAGGTCACATCCGTACTGGATACAGACCCCGCAACTTCTATGTAGTCACCTGCGCTACAAACAATAAGGGTCTCATAAGCTCCGACCACATGAGACGGTTCTGAAGCAGACTTCCTCGCAGGTAAGAAGTACCGCTTACCCGTGTCTACAATGTTTGTTCCATTCTTGCGAAACCAGATGTCCGCATACTCACCCGTGTTGGCTATGTTAGCTAACTGTAAGGAATACTGGGCAGAATAAGTACCCGCGTTTCTGACGTTAATCCTAGTGGTGTTGCTTACATAAACGCCAGAGGACTGCTCTGTTGTGTCCCACTCGACAAGCGCAGAGGTTCCCGTACTCGGAGAGGTCTGGTCTGTCAGGTTTGTAAACTCACCAAATGGGGCTGCATCCGCAAACGCCGCAGAACTAAACGGGAGGATGACTATTTTTGTATCTACAGAAATACGCTCATCGTTGATCGTGGTGGACGTTGCGTTGCTGGTCTCTAAAGTAACCGTACCAGTATTGTTCGTTTTACCGTCTAGCGTGTTATTCAGGATCTCCGCAATCTGTCTAGGAGTCCCGCCTAACGTAGGTAACCTACGAAACTGCATTAGCGACCACCTGCCTGTTGAATATCGACCTCAAATCCGATAGCTGTTGTCCAGTTTCCAGAGGGAATAACCCGAACCCTATGATACCTACCTAAAGACCTAAATCCAACCCTATTTTCACTATCTGCCGCCGTTGCAGCACCAAAGGCTACAGCCTCTGCTAGATTAAATCTGGAGTCCACCGCAACACTCGCAGAGCCACCATCTACAATCGGCTTGACTAGGGTCACCATAGACATATTCGTACCCGTCTCAAGATCCGCAGAGGTAATTAAACCCGCCTTGCTTGGCCCCGTAAATGTGATGATCTTGTTGCCCTCTACCCCCGCAACCAAGAGCTTGCCACCCTGCCATTGCCGAGAGTCTAAAGAGGTCTGCAAGGCATCCAGAGACGCAGAGAAGGCATCCAATCCCTCTAAGGTAATACCAGGCGTTGCCATCTCAGAAATCCCGTTTACGTTCGTATCCACATACGCCCACCGTTTCGTAGGTATGTGGTAAGTCAAAAGTCGATAGTTGTTATCAATTGTGGGGTAACCCCAGATAATCAAGGCTCGTAACGGGTCTACAGCCGCAGACATGGTTTCGATAACCGATTCCTGTAGGGTGTCAAAGAAGAACCTGTTAACCTTCTCCGCACCTATGGCCTCGATACTCTCACCGTTACAGGCATAGAATCCATCGTCTGCTAGCCAGTAAGTCACCCCCTGCCATTGCGCGACAGAGTTGCTCTCATAACACCCTAGATTCCTGGCAATGTTGTCAAACTGGAAGATGATCGGAGAGCCAACGTAAGACATCCTTACGATGGACTTCTCTAACAGTATCAACCCGAACTCACCGCCCGTAATCCCGCGAACCTCACCGCCGTCAGGAATGATCTGATTGTCTGACTGAGTAATGGCTGTGTTGGCCCAAGTATTAGGATTGTTAAGCCCCGACCAGATTACTTGGTTGCCAGCAGTATTTGTATTGCCCGCCACCACAAAGTCACGCACAACTGTTATCAAACGTGCGGTAGGCGCAGAAGCGTCTAGGTCTTGGAAGGAGATGGTCGAGCTTAACTCTGCGTACTGAAGCCTGTCCTGCCCGCTTGCCGCAATCAGGTAGTCACCAAACTGCACGAACTTCCAGCGGGTCGTACTGTTATACGTTGTCCCAGAGACGTTATCTAAAGACAGGTCTGAGGAATCCAGCAGGAAGAGTTTTGTAGACCCCCCTGCAATCACCTTTGTATTACCAGAGGAGTCTATGCCCGCAGTTACGCTGTTTAAGGTCTCAGAGGCCGCAAGAGAGTAATCCTCTTCCTCTGGGAACGCACCATACCCAACCGCCTTGGGAAATACATTCTGGGCATTGGTTAACGCCCCGACAACACCAGGCTGGTCAGGCAACCACTCTGTAAATGTCACTTTGCTTATTGCCATGTGCTAGATTCCACCGCTTGTGTTGTCCATGTATTGGAACCCGCAGCCACAGAAGACCAAGTGTTAGATCCTTCTGAGACCGCAGACCATGTATTTGCCTCTACTGGCGCAGGTGTCCAAGTATTTGCGTCTTCTCCGACTTGCGACCACTCCTCACCAAACACATACAAGGAGGAGATAATCGTTCCTACACCCTGTACTTGGGCCTGTATGCTTGCAATGAAATTGATCGCCGCCGTAAGCGAACCAGACCCAGTAATGTCTGCCCTACCCTCTGCGGTAAAGCCCGCAAGCGCAGATAGTGAGCCTGTCCCTGTGATAGAACCCGAGACTAACCGTTGCTTAAACGCACCCGCCGTAAGGCTTCCTGTACCCGTTATAGACCCGTCTACGAACTGAATCCTCTGCACAGAGGCCGAGAGGCTTCCAGAACCTAAGATGGCCCCTTCTACTGTCTGTATACGAGAGACGCTTGCAGATAGGCTACCAAAGCCTGTAATCGCCCCCTCTGCCAGTCTTTCTAAGAAGGCATCAGATGTAAGTGTTCCAACCCCTGTAATGCTTCCAGAGATAAATATGGGCAGCCTAAAGTCCGCAGTAGCGGTAAGCGTCCCTGTTCCTGTGATCTCCGCAGAGGCGATCTTTGCACAGGTGGTGGTGGACAGCCAAATACCGTCATCTAGGCTATACCCTAAAGAATCTATGCTTCCAAAAGGGTCTAAGCCTTCTAACGTAAAAGGCCCGCAGACCCCTTCGTCTGTCCAGTTGTTATCTAAGCTAAAAGGTAGAGAGTCAAGCGACCCAAATTGGTCTAACTGCTCTAATGTAAGCGACATTAATCAAGGCTTGCTGTCAGACTGCCAGAACTGATCTTAAGTACGTCACCCGCGGTAATCGTCTTGCTGGTGGTCAACTCCGTGTGCATAAGAAGGTTGCCAGAGGTCACCGCGTCCAAGAGGCCAAGGTGGGAGATGGTTCCCCAGTTGTCTGTAGCCTGGGGGAATGTTACGTCCGCAGAGGAGGTCACAATGCCTCCCGAGGCCGTGGTTACAGACAGGATCTGTCGAGCATAAGCACCGCCCGTACACTCTGTGCCTGAGTTGTCGTCACCAGGGTCAGATGTATAAAGACCGACATAGACCGTGGTGGGCGAGGTGTAGCTTGTGCCACGCAACACATGGTCTAAAAGAGAGTTTTCCAGATAGTTAGATAGTTCAGCCATAGTTACCTCGATGTCACGGACATAGTAAGTGGGACACCTGCGTACTCTGAGGTGTTGTCGGATTCCGCAAGGCTCTGTACTGCGTTGCTGTATAACTGCGTCCACACAGCCAGTCTTGCATCGTTCATAAGATAAGGTTCTGCCTCGATCAAAGCACCATACAAAAGCGCATCTGGGCAGACCGCCATAAACTCGTTACTTGTGTTTGCGTCTGATAGTGCCGCAGGTTTTGCGTAGTAAAGCATGACCAACGTGTAGTTGGTATCAGGAATCGGAGCAAGTTCCAGCTCTGACCCCTTCTGGGTGTAGAAGTTAGGTAGACCAGACTCTGAAGCCCTAGCATCCCTTGTAAAAGCTGAAGGTGATAAATAAGAGAGCGTTCTTCGTGGGTTCTGGTCTATGTAGATGTCACGGATAGCTAAGAAGTCCGCAGGAAGGCCAACCGTGTTATCGCCTCCCGTTGTGGCTGAGGTCACGGTTTTAAGCATCTGCCGTAACCGCAACTGCCTAGCAAGACGAATCTCTGCCAGCGTAATAAAGTCGGGAATGACGCTAGTTAGATCGCTTCTTCCCAGATAGTTTGCGACCGATGTTTTTAGGTCGCTGTAGTTGGTCAGAGCCATTTTCTATATCCTGCCATGAGTAAGTGTATTGTCCTATGTGGCCTATTGCGTTACTTAGGCCGTGATCCACCCAAGTCTCAAATCCAGCATCGTGAGCCGCAATGCAAAAGTGGACATCCTCACCAAGAATCTTGTCTGACTTCAGCTTGTGAAACCAGAACCAAGGTTGAGGCGTTTTCTTAAAGACTTCTGCTTTGCATAACATGACCCCGCAGCCGATTGCAGCCACCTTCTCCAGTCCAGTCTTGCCTTTACTGTTTACAGGTAGCCAAGTGGAGGAGTTGTTCTCAAAGTCGCAGTTTAGGTGCTTTGCGGTCGGGCTTACAGGGTAGTTCCGAGTGGTAGCGTTTACGCCCACAATGTCTTTATCGTGAGCCAGCAACCTCTCTATCGTTGTCTTGGGAAACCGCATATCAGCGTCTATCCAGAGGATGTAATCTGCACCCTCTTTTAACGCCGCTTCTGCTAGTTTGTTGCGTTGGTCAAATATCAGCGTACCCGCAACCGTGTAAATAGCCTGTGTGCCATCCCTGAATCGGGAGTCATATCCGCACATGGTTGCTAGGTCAAACGCCGTCCCCATCATCATATCCCCGCGTGAAGGGATACAGATTGCTACTCGCATTAAATCCTCCCAGGTCGAGTTCTAAAAAAGCGATTGTCAGAGTCATTTAACCAAGCCTTTAACTTCTTAGGCTCGACTATGTGAAACCCTTTTAGTATCCCCTCCTTGTTTAACTGTTGGATAACAGTAAAGGGAATACTCGCAATATGTGTGAACTCTCCCCATCTGGCTCGTTCGTCTATCCGAGCGTAGGAGTTTTTGTTCTGTTCTAAGAAAGGCTCAATGTTTTGTTTCGTCTCTAAGTAGAGACCGCCTTCGCCGTCATCGTGTGCAATCTGAACCGTTTGGGTATTCAGGTCTTGCGACATTAGTCGTTTCATTTGCTTCCTTGAAGTGGGGGGCAGTTACCCACCCCCCATTTTACAGCATTACAGAGATGCGTTTAAGTCAGCTACGATACCGTGAGCAGCCTCGTTACGAACCTCAAGCGTAAGCTCTGCAAGCAGTTGCGAACGCTCAGAGTCACCGTTCACAGCCAGGTCTTTAGTCTGGAAGGGACGGAGGTAAGCAAGGGCAGCGTACTCAGGATCGAGGATCAGGACATCACGATCTGCCTCTGTTCCCACGCTACGCATAAAGCGATCAGGCACAAGCTGGAGGATACCGAAGTCAGACTGATACAGGTCAGCACCAGCAACCACGGTCACATTGCCAACCGAGTTGTCTGTGTTAACGCGGTAGGCAGAGTTCCCTTGGAAGCCAGAGATTTTCTGCTTAAGCGCAGGACGCATAACAGCAAGGGTAGGCGTACCACCAGAAACAAAGACCTGCTGAATAACATCCTTCAGGAGAACCTCGGTAAAGGTGCGAGTAGAACCGTCAGTACGAGTAGAAATACCAGAGGTCTCGGGATCAACACCAGTAACAGACGAGCCGTTAACAGAAGAGTTGGTCTTAATCCAAGACAGGAGTGAACCCATCTTACGAGCCGTTGTAGCATTACCAGCAGTCTGACCCTGGT